AAATCCCAACGCTGCTGAGATTTCATCAAGTATGCCGATTACGGTGTTTTTAATTATTGTCCACGCCATGTCAAATATGCCGAACCATGAGTCCACCGTCTCCTGTATGATGGTGCCGAACTGGTCAACGATGCCTTTCCATGTGTCGAATGTACTCTGTAGCATCTCAATGACACCTGCAAATCCCAGCTTCTTGGCGAATTCATCAAGGAAAAGAATTGCGGCGGTTATGGCTAATACCAGCAACGCAATTGGCCAATTAAAGCCCATCAAAACCGCTTTTGCCGCGATGATCGCTGTTTTTACAGCCGTCCACGCACTGGCAAACACGCCTATCGCCAGTGATACGCCGAACAAGGCAATCCCAACGCCTATCATCGTGGTCAGGAACTTCGTACCAAATTCTCCCAAAACACTTTCTAAGCCGCGCTGCAATTCTTCGCCAAGAGGTACGATCAGGTTCTCATAAATCATCGTGCCAATTTCGATAAAGCCATTGGCAATACTTGCGACAATGTTTTTCCCAACGGCTGTTGCTTGTGTGGCCAGTGCAGGATCGCTTGCCGCGCCGGTAAGGGCATCAATAACCGGAGAGATAATGTTATCCCAGACCCAGTTGGTTAGATCAATAATCCCGGCAGCGATACCTCTTAGTATCTCAGGACCGTATTCCACTACAGCGTTGTAGAAATCAGTAGCATAACCGCTCAGAGCAGTCGCAATTGGCGTGACTACTTTTTCGTTTGCCCAAACTGCAAGATCAATAATCCCGGCAGCGATACCTCTTAGTATCTCAGGACCGTATTCCACTACAGCGTTGTAGAAATCTGTAGCATAACCGGAGAGACCATTCACGAGGGGCAAAATAATGCTGTTGTACACCCAGTTGGCCAGATCACCCAACGCGGACAGGATCGCGGGGAGTGCCGAAACAAGTTGTCCCCCGATGTCCAAAAATATAGAACCCAGCACGTTCAATGCGGATTTAAGAACGCCACCGATACGAGCGAAGAAGAAGTCTACCGCCCTACCGATCCCACCGGCATCAAACGCCATCATCATTCGATCATAGAAGCCAACAAAAATATCACCGATTTTGCTAAGAGGTGCCAGCGCATCCTGAAAGGCATAAACAATGGCCGCGATCCCAGCCGCAAGCAGTCCAATGGGGGATAAAACAAACCCTATAATTCCGCCCAATATCGAGATCATCTTACCTACAAAGAACAGAGTCGGACCGGCCATTGTCAAGACAGCCAGCAGCCCCATAATTTGACCGACTAATTGTGGATGAGCATTGGCCCATGCGGTGAAGCTATTGACCAACACAATCGCCTGTTCGCCAAGCGGTTTGAGAACATTATTCATAAATGGCAACAGCGTTGTTATCATGAAGGTCTCGACACTACCTTTGAGTGAGGTAATCACGCCCTCGAATGTGTCCATCCTGGCGGCGGCAACTTCTGCGGCTGATGACTGATCGCCCATCTTCTCCTGCATTGATTCGATGGATTCTCCTGCCAACAGAGCATTCATGGCCGTCATACCATACGAACCAGCCAAATCCGTGATGATCGCCGACTTTTCTTCCTCGCTCATGTCGGCCATAGCGACTTTCATTTCTTCAAAAACATCATTGAGGTCACGGGCCTTACCATCGGCATCAAACAGCGATGTTCCTAGTTTCTCCCACGCTGCGGATACGCCTGGTGTATCTTGTTGCATGTTCAGGAGCATAGAGCGTAGCTGTGTGGCTGCTGCTTCACCACGTATACCGTTGTTCGCCAGGATCGCCAGTGTCGCGGAGGCCTCGTTGACACTGATGCCCATATTTGAAGCCATACCGCCCAAACGCTGAAGGGCAACGCCCATCTCCAGCATATCAGCAGGAGAGCTTGCGGCTGCGCGGCTCATGTTCTCAACAATGTCGGTGGTGTCTTCAGCCGTCAGACTGAAACTGGACATGATATTCGTAACGAGGTCAGCCGATGTTCCTAGATCAGCGCCAGAAGCTGCCGCAGCATTGAGCACATTGGGCAATGCTGCCATGGCCTGTTCAACGTCCATACCAGCAGTAAGCATCTGGAGCATAGCATCTGCCGACTGTTGGCTACTAAACACAGTCGCTGCGCCCATGTCCATCGACAGTTGTTTAACTTCTTCCAGCTTTTCGCCAGTCAATCCGGTCCTGGCAGAGATGGCATTCATAGCCGTATCAAACTGCATGGCAGTTCGTAGCCCACCAGTACCAACGGCTACAAGCGGCAGGGTCAGCATCGACAGCTTTGTGCCAACGCCTGAGATACTCCCACCCACGCGCTGCATACCGCCACCGATGTCTCTGGTTAGATTCCTAAATCCACGCTGCGCATTTTGAAGCGAAGCATCTATACCACTGGAATCGATTGTGACCGTCCCGTGAGCATTACCCACATTATAGTCACTCATTCGACGAACCTTTCTTTGGCACTACTACGACATCAACTCCCGCGACACGCGGCATTCGGTCAAGATCGACTACGATTGGCTCAAGCGGGATATTCAGAGCTTCTTGAATTGTGTATTTAGGCCGTCCATCCTTGTCCCGCTTATTCAGCTTGTTTTGGACATGCACGCCTAATGTATGCACAGCATTGTCGAACTGATAGCAAACCCAGCTATTGTCGAGCCTTAGCAGTTCACTTGGTAGTTTCCCGAATGACTGGGCCTTGTTGAACAGTACCCACACTTGCTCCCGGTTTCTCACGAAAGGACGCAACGGCGCTCATCTCCTGAGACGGCATCAAAGATGTAAACAGGAAAATCTTGTCGGTCACGTCTATATCCGAAAGATGGATTTCGCCATTATCGTAATCTGGCTTTCTGTCGGTTACGATAACCGGATTAACAATTGTCATAGTGGCAACCCGCTCAATAAACGGCAGTAGTTTCTCAAAATCATCAGAGCCGATTTCGACTTCTTTTGGTTGTGATCCCTGCCCGTTCATTCCTCCGTTCATTCCAGCGAGAACCTGCGTAGTAAGAAAATCAGGGATAGAGCTATCACCCGACAAAATAAACCCACTAATGTCGATTTCCATGATCTCGACCACATTGCCAGAAGGCAGTTCAACGAGTTGAGTTTGACGCTTCCATTGAACTGCTGGCGTTACTTCCATTTGCTTATTACCGTTCTGTGTCATAGGGCAATCCTTTAGGCGAAGAAGGCCGTAATGTCAGCGCCCGATGTCGGTGCGGTGAAGTCAGTTGCGTCTTCATATCGCTTGAGGCGTGACAGAACCGTGACGGGATAGGCGTTGCCTTCGGCATCCATATTGTTGAACTTGTTATTTTCCCCATCGGCTGTGAATGACGGGGGAGTGCTCAACATTACTTTTTCCAATCCTAGAACGGCTGCTTGTCCTTCTTTGGCCGCGACCTTGCCGATAATAGCAAAATGCCCCAACCCAGCGCCGCCAGCAGGTACGTCAACAGTTGTTACGCGATTACCGGATGCACCGCTTTCTGTCGCAGTTGCACCGGCCATGATCGCCAGTGCGGTGGTGTCATATCCGCCGCCTTTGAGTGTCACTTTGGCTTTGATCGGTACACTCAAACCTTCTTTGACCACACCATAGCCGCGCATCTCATCATTGTCTGATTCAGGCTCATACACGAAAGCCTGACCATTTGCGACCAGTACCGGCGTGTCGTATGAACCGTCAGCGTTCAACTCTGCGATGTACAAAGCAACGAGTGAATATAGAATCTCTGCATATTCCATGATAATTCCTTCCTTACGAGTCTATGACTTCGTAATCTACGTAATAGCGGATCATCTCTCCCGATGCACCATTGAGTTCCTGTGCCGGGAACAACCCGCCAGATGTTTGCCAGTGAAACATTGCGATACCGGCATCGTCTGCCTGTATCTGTGTACGATTCAAGATTGTTTTGATGCGACGCTTGGCTTGTTCGATGATCGCGTAGCCGCGTCGCGCTTCATATACATATATTTCAACAGTCCTGCGTTCAGTAAGACCGATGATTTCTTTCCCTACAGTCCCACGCCAGCGAATTACAGCGAATGGGCTAATCACTGCCCCACTGCGCGGCACATTGGTTAGTCCATAGTCGGTTTGCGGGAGTTCATTAATATCCAGCACCCCACCAGGCAACAATCCGCTCAGTGTCTCGTCAGCAGCGAGAAAGGTTTTTAGTGCATCACGTAGGATAGCCATCACTTAAAAATCCCTTGCAACATATTGCGAATGGTTGGAATCAGTGCTTCGATACTGTCCCAGATCACCGCGTACTTTCCGGCGTATTTTGTCTCCAGGTAAATACCATATTCCACACCATGCGACAGATAGACCATGACAATATCTTTGGCAATCTCATCCGGCGTTGGGTATTCAAGCCCGCCAAAGTCCTGCGGCGGCTTGTCATGCACATACCCAGCTAATGATTGCCTCGCGTTAGCTGTGCGGTCAGTCCAGTCTGCATTTTGCTTGGCATATGCTTCTAGCATCGGAGCAATCGCCAAGCCAACTTGTTTAACGGCCCATTTGACTTCACCGCCATAGTCACGAATGTTTCTGGCGACTCTCTCGTCACTACCATGCCAATTAACGCCCATTACTGAATGACCTTTCCGCTTGCTTGTATCTCTCCGGGCAGCGTGAGGTTGACGTTTGTCACCTGGTAAAGCACACCATCCAGATCGAAAGTGTCACCGCGCTGGATGTCTGTATCTGCTACAGTCTGATGATCGCGGACACCAAAGATGTTTACACCCGTAATCATCGTTTCACCTGCCCCACCGGAAGCCGTATCACCGATAGCTCCACGCTCTATTCTCACTGTCTGCGCTGCCATCAGAGGCAGCGTGTCGTTACGTAAGATTGATATACTGGACGGCTTGTCATTGATCCGCACCCAAGCGTCTGAGGCGATTGCCGCAGCATTGAATGTGGACAATTTAGCCATCGGGATATTCCTTCGTCCTTGATGGGACTGTCTTCGTTCTGCCCCATCGTGCTAACGGCAATTGGACTGTTTTGCTAATCAGCTTTTCCAGGTCAGATTCGTACATCGCCACTACATCCTTCATATGGCGGAACCTGTCGGATAAACTTGTTTGGCTTTGTCCCTGAGAGTGAGAAACACGCTGCGCGGCTTCAGCCATCATATCCTTAGCGACTTGAAGACGTACCGCAGCAAACCACACAGATCGGCTGTAGGTCGTCACGGGATACATCTCTTCTGCTTCTGTAAACATCTGGTTGATTTCAGTGTCGGGCAGTTTTGTTTTATCCAACCCTGCTTGCCGACGCAACCGAGACCTCTCTTCTGCTGTGGCTGTTGCCATATTGTTCCTCCGCGATTTGTTCCCAGATACTTGCTATCTTTGATGTGAAGACCGACCAACGATAATGGGCTGCGACAAACCCGGCTGACTGTGCCCCGATTGATTTATAGGAGCCGTAGTAATTAGCGGCTACTGATTCCATCACCTGCACAATGTCATCCTGATCGACTGATGCCCAATGTCCCATTGAACCGCGCCAATCTGACCTATCATCCCAGGCATCCACTATTTGATACGGGAGTGGTATACCCCACTGGCTGATGTCATCGGCTGTACCGCCCCAATTAGTTGCCAGCGATATGCCGCCTGTCGCGGCGAACTCTCTGGGAGGTAGCCCGAAACCTTCACCGGATGAAGGAAACACCATCACATGGCTACGTCTATACAACGCGGCCATCTGCTCATCCGTGTAATCTTCTTTTATTACTT